CCTTGCGGAAGATTGAAATCAATGTTTGGCCATACTTCTTCAAACAGTACTTGTCTGTTTATCTCAACATTAAATCCACCAAACTCTTGGCCAGCATTAGGACCGCTAGTGGCCGAATCTGCATTGATGGTGAAGAAGTCGTTATCAACCGATTGGATAAATGACTCGCCTAAGATAGAAGATGTCTTTATAGTTGATAGAACAGCATTGGGGTCCAACCCAGAAATGGTCACACGATCATTAACATTGAATCCGTGATCAGGAGCATTAAACCTTAGAATATCAGAGCTATCAAAACTTCTGATTGGGTTTTCAGCAAGTAAGTAATTAGGAACTGTCGTATTAGTTAAAACAGCTTCTGCTGGACCTGTGTTGAATTCTGCTCTATACAACTTGAACATCATATCTCTCTCTTGATCAGGAGTCCAAGTAGTAGTGTTCTGAGATTTAAATAAAGAGCCTAAAGAAGGCTGAGAAGTAATTCTTTGCTCTGTAGAGCCTAAGATGAAGTCTCCTGCTTTCGCTACGAATACATTATACTCATCTGTCTCTGCTATTAATACTACAGCATATTCTTGATAAGGCAACAGATAAACTGGCTCTTCAAACTCAAAGTTTGTTGCAACAGAAGCATTAGCAGATATGTTGATTCCGGTAGGAGATTTAAATACTACACTACCTGGGATAATGTCTTCCGAAGATGGATGGCCATTAACCATTGGACGCAACTGCATTTCCACTGGAATAATATCATCTTTAGTTTCAAAGAAAACATCTATGGATGTTATGAACACACCATCTTGATCTGGAATGAAGAAGGATTGCGCTAACGGGTCTCTTTGACGAATAGTTCTTGGAGGAACAATTACTGAGCCATTAATTCTACGCTCGCCAGTAGCTACATTCCACAAGTGCATATCACGGCCCAAGTTTGTTGTAGTAGTAGATGTTGAAGTTCCAGAACCAGTGACAACGTTTCTAACTCGAGTACTTTGAATAGTTCTCTGTCTTGTTTCCAACGTACCTGCTGATACGAATGGAGTAACTCCAATTGATGTTGCATTATCTTCGTTGTTTGTGGAGATATCAAGAAGTTTAAATTCTCTTGTTCCTGTTCTAAATCTAATAGCGTTTGTGCTTGGAATTAAGAACTCGCCTTCTACTGCACCTTCGTTGTTAGTAAACAAGAAGTCTGCACCTTCTGGAATTCCAGAAGCATTACTATACACATTACCCACTTCTTCATTGCGCTCAGCAATACGTGAGAAACTAGTCTGACGTACCCATGCCGAAACATCGACACCATCAAAGAAAGGCCAAAGCCTCGTATTAGGTTTCAAGCCTTCAGCTTTGAAACTTACTCTACGTGATCTCATGAATGGGATCAGGGCTACATCAACAACTCTATCACCCACAACTCTTCTTATTGTAGAGAATGAGGCAACTCTAGCTACAGCCGATGTTGTCGTTACAGTAGTTGTTCTATTTGTCTGAACATTTGCTGCTCTCCAGTTGCCAGCTGCACCTCTACCAACGACTTGATTGCTAATTCTAGACGAGCCAGATCTACCAAGTGTTTGAGATCTTGTGTCACCAACTTGCGTGCCTGCCCAGTTCCATTGAGCGTTGTTGAATAGTTGTCTCTGACTTCCACTAAAGTTAGTAGTTGTACCGCCACTTACTGTCCGCGCTGCTGAAAAGCGGGTTTCTTTCCACTCATCAGAAGATGGTGATAAAGTCACAGTACCCAAGTTAGTTATGACATTGAATGGGTTAATATTCATAGTCTCAGATACTTGAGGTTGATTGATATAGTCTACTTGGCTATATTTTCTATATACATTATCACCTTTTAGGATTGTACCACTCGACTGGTTTGAATCATACTTCAGTCGAATTGCCTCTTGGCTAAAATCTGGCCGCAAGATTTTCTGCTGTGGGTCAATAGAAGCTCTATATTCTGGGTGATCAAAAGACGATGCTAATTGATCTGCAAAGTTGTCAACCAAGAAGCCAGCTTTTGTTCTATCATTACCACTAGCATCAAGAACATCTAGGTTAGATAAGTTTGTTTCAAGCAACGAAAGAGTTGTTATTTCAGTGAGAGTTTCTAGCTTAGATGAAATCTCGCCGACATCTTGCATTTGATATAGCTTCTTCTCTAACGGTTGTGTACCAATATCTGAATCAGAAATTGTAAACGCATCCATTGTAATATTAGCTAGAATCATTTCGTTAGGTGAAGTGTCAGGGAACTTAGGATTTAAAGATGACCGGCCCTGTTTTACTCTAACCAGGCCATCGATGTCAACTGTTACTCGATCATAACGAGGTAGATAGTATTCAATATCTGCAGTTATTAGATCTGTATCATCCGGTAATTCATTAATTCGAGAATTGCCTGATTGAAAGTCTGAGTCTGTATCATCAATTCTTGGGCGGAAGTCGATAACATCTCTTAGTTCTACCTTCTGGCCATTTTTTAAAGTATGAGATGGTATTGATCCATACTCAACTTGACCAGAATATGATGGTGCTGCAAAGAAATCGCCAGACGCACTATGAGTGAAGTAGCGAAGCCTTGCAAACACATTTCCGTTTGGCACTCGCGCGTCTGCTTTTAAGATAGCTTTAGCTGGAGCATACCAGTTATCTCGTTGTCCATTATCAATTATGAATGAGCTGAGTAAGTTTTCGCCATCAGAATCAGAATCGCGCAAACGATCTAGTTTAAACAGATCCGGTTTTCCTAATGATAGAAACTTGACACCATCTGAATCTGTCTGTAGAGCAGCACTAACAGTTGTTTCTACTAACGTCTTGGATCTAACAGCAGCCGATGCTTTATTAACCTTACCCACAATTCTAATTGCAGTAGAAGCGGGCCCGCCAGATAGTGACACAACTTGAGAACCAGCACCAGTAATTGTAATACCGGTTTGAATAACACCAGTCACATTATCAATAATAATCCAATCATTTGTATTAGCAAATGTCTCACCACTAGCTGTTAGCGTAAGTGATGCATCTCCTGAACCATCTAATGTAGCTAAAAACTGTCGTTGCACTTCTAGTGAAATATCTGTCATCAGTTTAGGACGATAGTAAGTTAATGGAAACAGCAAATTGTTATTCGCTGGGTCTTGTAGGACACTACCCTGTTGAAGGACAACATCTGCGCGATCCGTCGTGCCAGTACCAATAGACACAGTATCTTCTATGTTGTAGCCTGCGTCCATTTTAACATCGAACAAGTAGAATCTGTAGTTTGCTCCATCGCGAGAAATGTGTCTGACACGCGCTGTGCCAATCTCGGCACCTGGAGCAGCCTGAACTGCGCTGTATAGGTTTTCTTGTTGAAAGACATTAATATCTGGCAGACCTACGACATTATTAACAACAATGTAGTTACCATAATCAGTAGATGATACATCATTGTTCAATGTAATAGTATCTTGGGCCCGAGGAGTTCTCAGTCTTGTTGTGTAATCACGATGAGCCCGATATCCTTTAACATATGCTGTACCTGGTGACACAACTGTTTGCAAGAATGAAGCATCTGAATCATCTTCGTGATGAATAAAGAATGGTTCAACTAAGAAGTTACCGTGGATCTCATTTGTTCTGAGAGCCATACGGTCTTCAATTTTTGAGTATTGATTGTTTCCTTGAACAACATCAAAAACATTACCATTAATAACACGACAGAAATATACAAAGTTTTCATCTGAGTCAACTAAATCTTGTTCTGTTAGAATTAGCTTGATCCTATATCGATCGGCACCTGGAGCAGATCTGTTAGGAGTCGCCCCTTGGTTATCAAACAATGCTTCAGTATCATCAGCTGTTACAACATCTTGCTGGACTTTAAATCCAATAATTGTGGTAGGTGTTTCTGTATACTTACCGATAAGTAAAGATTGTTTAGGTGCAAATACAAAATGACCTTGTGTAAAGAAACTACCTTGATCGATTGATACTTTTGTTCCCACGCCAACAGCAGGGTTTGCTGTTGTATTAGTTGACTGTACTGTTAGTGTAATACCAATCTGGTTAGAGATAATATCTTCACCAGCGCTCATACGGACAGGAGAATCTCCTGCACTACCACCTGTCGTGTCAGTGTATGTTACATACAATGTTGCTGGATCAGATGCAGTAGCGGCAACCACTTCTAACACTTTTACTTTAATACCAGTATCATTACCTTCAAACTCTTTTCCTGCGTAATTAGAAGTGTCGACTGGTAAAGTATTTGTAGTAGTATCTAATTTAATAAATTCATATCTGGTGTTTATAGTAACACCAGCTGGAGCAACATTAGCGCCTTCTTTAAAGATATTTCTTCCGAATGTCTCCAGTTCTCTCTGAATAATAGTTTGGAGTTGAGTCAACTCGCGAGCTTGCAATGCTCTACCACTATTGAAGAGAACTCGGTGATAGTTATCACTATCCGCAAAATCGTCTTTATATGTTCTGCTGAACAGGTTATCTGTAAATTTTATTGGCATGTTCTACTCTCAGAGTTGAATAATTACTTTTATGTCTTCTGTCTGCTCACTAGCTCGTTCGATCGCAGCTCTATTATCTATGTAAACAATTTCGCCTGATAAGGGGTTAACCTTCAATGTGTTAAAAGCGTCAGAGTCTGCATCATCGCCCGCCGCATTTAAAATACCCTCGCCGACACCGTCCAACTCTGTTACTGTTTCAGCTTCCTGAAACTGAGTGAATCCCGTCTCTTCAGATTGATGATACCAGATTACATTTGAATCCTGAGCATCGATGTAGGCTTTTGCTCCAGATACTGAACCAACAATTGTATTATCTTCAGAAAAGAGATTGGCAATTGATTGGAATCTTAATTGTTTAAGAGAGCTTCCAACCTGCGCTACAAAGTCAGAATCTGTTCCTGGTACTTTAGGATTCTTAATAATTGCAACTTGTCTAAAATCATTTGTTGTGATAAACTCTTTACCTTCACCACCTGCAATTTGCGAATTGAACATCAATGCAGTAGATCTTAAATCGTTTCTTGCATCTGCTCCCAAACCGCCAGCAGGTGATAGAATGGCCCGAGCTTTAGCTCCAGAACCACCACCGCCTAGTAGATTGATAGAAGCAAATTGATAATCTTTGCCCAAAGCTTTGGATTGATTGGAATCATTCATTTCAATCTTTACTACTGAGCCGCCCGACACAGTTGCAGTAGCAGTAGCTGCTTTTGAATTCTTACCGTCAATAATCACTTGTGGAGTAGAAGTATAGCCAGTCCCACCAGCAACAACAGCAATCCCTGTAATCTGTCCTGGTACTGCAGCGTCTTGAACAGCTTTCTGTTCAATTGCTAACGCAGATGAAGCAGAGTCAACAGCTGTGATAAATTGGGCTGGGATATAGTTAGCAGAAACAAATTTAGTTGCTGTTAATGCACTGATGGTGTACATATACTTCCAAACATATCCATCTGGCAGTTCAACAGGATACGTCAGAGTACCAGTTGGTTGTACAGTTGATGGGACAGCATTTCCGTTAGCATCTCTACCTTGCTGAATACACATATACACAGCATTCTCAGTAGTGAACACATAGTATGCATTTGTGGGATAACCAACTACATTATCATCAAATCCTGAATAGATTGTACCTGACGACCAGTTATAACGAGGAATGACATATTCAACATCTTCAGCGTTCTTTACACCCTGCATTGACAATCTAAAGTCACGAACATCTTTAACAGTGTTATTTGGAACTGGCGGAGTGTCTGAGCTATCCCAGTTCTCTGAACGGCCAATACCAATATAGTATGTGTTATTTGAATCCTTCACATCATCGTAGATGTTGTCAAGGACTTGTCTTTTAAATGCGTCTGTAATAATTGCAACCATTTTATGTTCCTATTATAGTATCGTGACGGTTGATTGATTGCCAATCAAATACCAGTTTAAACCGTCCCAAACAACTTGGCAACCTTCATATTGTTGCAGTGTAAATGAAACGCCTTGAGCAAAGTTTGAAGGCGTAATAGTAGCGTTACCCGCTCCTTTGTTTGTGAATATCTTATATTCTCCAACAGTAGAACCAGCATCCAATGTAACGAACAGTGTTGTACCTTTGTTACATACAATCAAAGTAGCCTCATCTGAAGCCGCACCGTTTACTTGTATTGTCTGAGATCCAAACGCTGCTTTTTTAATATTAACTGAACCTGCCCCTTTACCTGCAATGTTTAGATTAACATTAGTGTCTGTTCCTTCAGCATTCATATCTGGACCAGAACCTGTAGCTGCGTTAGTGACTGATAAGTTGTTTACCGCACTAGCAGTTGCTGTTACAGCTATTAGTTTAGCGCCAGCTTGATCATTAATGCTTGTAAGAACTCCTGGAGTTGAAAGAGTAGGACTTGTTAAAGTTTTATTAGTTAATGTTTGAG